GTGCTATCGTTCGTGCGCGAACTATGGCGAGTAATTCAGTGGATAGAATAGCGGTTTCCTAAACCGTCTGCCGCAGGTTCGAATCCTGCCTCGCCAGCCAAAAACGAAGGAGAACATGATGGAAATGAATAAAGCAGCAATTGAAGCGAATAAGCGCCTAACAGCGGAACGTCACGTTTTTCAAGCAGCCCAACCAGCACGAGAGTCGCATGAGACGCTAAGAGACATCAAGAGTCTTCTTGCTGAGATTTTAGAAATCCTTCGCAAAGACAACAACTCCTAACGGCACGCTGACAAGAATATGGCCCACAACGAAGATATTGATAGAATACGTCTTGCTCCCACCATTGAACGAGTATTTAAATTCAAGGTGCTTGATTACGATGGAGTCATCAGGTACGCGAGAGAAACCCCCATGGAGCAAATTTGGCCCAGCGGCGACCCGGTTGGGCGCGATAGGGAAACGCTCGTCGAATTCATAAGCAAAGACCAATTTGAGAGTGGAATCAATGGAATACCCTGAGTATCTAGCGCCCGTTTTAATCCGCTTTACATCAGAGTCACCGAAGAAAATTTGGTGCGACGAGGGTTGGTGGACCTTGATTGCTAACTGTGACAAGGAAATTTCAGCAATCGACACTAACTACACAATATTCCAAATTAAAGAAAAATTTGGAGGCTTGCGCTACTACTGCTCTCCATCAAGTCCGATTCATGGTTCAAAAATTGATGAAGTTATTAGAAAATACGAAAAGATTTGTTCAATGACCTGCGAAGTGACCGGCAAGCACGGATACCTCATGAAGAAGTCATTTCAGTACAAAACACTCAATGACTCATATTTGGAGCAGGGATGGGCTAGGGTGAACGAATGACCCGTCAGCGCATGTTCTTAGATATCTCTTGCGTGGATGCTGCGAGGCAAAGAATCAGGCACGTATACGACACCTTTGATTCCGTGTGTGTGCAATTCTCTGGGGGTAAAGACTCCTCGGCAGTTCTTTATCTAGCCAAGGAAATTCACGAAGAGCGTGGGCTTGGTCCAGTTAAGGTGATTTTTCGTGATGAAGAATTTGTTAGCCCAGCGGTAGAACGCTATGTCGAATACATCAGGGGGCTTGACTGGATTGACATGGAGTGGTTTTGCATGCCCCAGGGCCTTGAGGTGTGGTCACTCGGGCGCCGACTTGATGAAATGATTTGGTCTGGTGCCAGAATTGAAAGCAATCGTCTTTTTAGGCCCATCCCCGACGGTGCGATAACCGCATACCACTTTGGTCTGGACCATTATACGCCAATCCCTGAACACATTGATTACTATACAACTGCTGGTAAACGAGGCAATATTGCTTTTATCACTGGTGTACGAGCCGCAGAATCTATGGTTCGGTACAGGTCGTGCGTTCAGAAACTAAATGAGAACTACATCGTTACCCCATTCAAATCCAAGAAGGGATTGCCGGTAAAGTTTGCAAAAATTATTTACGATTGGCAGATTGATGATGTTTTTAAGTTTCTTTCCGAAGAGCACAATGCCCCATACTGTGAGTATTACGACCTAGCAGCCTTGACTGGCTCCAATAATCGTGTTGGGCATCCACTCCATAGCGTTGCGGCGAGACGCATTGGTGACGTAATCGCAACAGAGCCGGACTTCTATGACCGTCTTTACGATGTCTTTCCAATGATTGATGCCCAAAGACGATGGTGGTCGGAGTTTGATGTTGAGAAGTTGATTGCACTGACTGCTGCAAAAGGCTGGGATGGCGTAATGCCATTTATCAAACAATTCTGCTGGGGGCAGGATACGGCTCAGCGAGCAAAAGCCTATTCTGCAGAATTTAGGCAAAAACATGCCAAGGACCCATATTCCTATCCACTGGAATCACTAATTCGCTCATTATTCATGCATGCCCTATGGGGGCACACCGTTACTCCTGTGGGACCAAAGACACGGGCGCATACAGTCCGCCAAGCGGCACTTCAACAACTAGAAGAGGAATTGTGAAATGGACATCGAGAATGTCAATGTCAATGAATTAATTGAACCAAAATGGAATGCCACACATATTCTCCGGCCTGACTTGCTTGTTTTGGCGGAATCAATCGGTCAATATGGCCTCCTCTCCCCGCTCCTCGTCCAGAAAAGTGGTCGCCTAGTGATTGATGGGACCCAGCGTCTTCGTCTAATCATCGGGAATAAGCACCTCATGTCCCTGACGGGCGGGGTCGTTCCGGTGATTTGGGTTGATGTTGATGAAATTGATGCAATGATTATGCATGTTCAGGCAAATCGCGGTCGCGGCACTATGGTCGCCAAAAAACTTTCAGGAATCGTCAGAACGCTTTCAATGACAGGCAAGTTTTCTGAAGCAGATTTTGTAAGACATTTTGCCATGAAGCCACTGGAACTAGAGTTGATGTTAAATGCGACAATCCTCAAGCATCGCGATATCAAAAATCATACATACTCTCGGGCATGGGTTCCTGTTGAAGCGCCACCAGGAACGATTGAGAACGCTGGCTCGATAGTTATTGAGGCACCGCCCAACAGCGATAGGTAGTTCTGTAGCCAAGCAATACCCGCTGGTATACTTCAGAGGTATAAGTTCTAATTTTGGAGGAAGTATGCCCGAGCCCAGTAAACTACGCAAAGCATTTAATGTCGCCGCTGGTGCCATTAGAAAGACCGCCGGCGCTGTGACAGGTCGTCTCCGTAAGGGCCGTGCAGCCAGAAAAGCCGTCAAAGCCGCTCGCAAATCCAGAGGACGCTGAAGTATTCCACGAATCGGAGGTGACTTATGCTGGTCACAGTTAATGACCTTGTCACCTACATGGATATCTCCTTTAGTTTGCGTCAGCAAGATGCTGCCGAAATGGTACTGGAAGGGCTTCAGAGCGAATTAGAGTCATATCTTCGTAGGCCAATTGAGGTTGAAGAATTTACGGAACAATATGTTTTGCCGTATGACCACGTAGGAATGCCTACGTCGTCCTTCTTCTACAACACCTCACTAGATACCACAATGAATCCATTGTCGTACTCTCAGCCATCACCGACAATCAATTTTCGCAATTCTCCTGTTTCTAAAGTTAACTATGTGAAAATTATCAATACGTCAACACCCGGCCTTTACATGGCAGAGGCACTAGATAGACGTGCCACAGTGACTGGAGCAGTCAAGGCGGGGACTAACGTCACCTACACCGCAGCATCGCACGGCTTTACCAGAGGGCAGCATGTGACCGTAACGGGGATTACTCCATCTGGCTACAACATCGTTGATAGGGAGATAACGAGCGTAACTTCATCAACATTCGTTGTTGGTGATTTTGTGGACAATATCAGCGCATTCGTCTCAGGCGGTTTGGCAAATGCCTTTGGATATGACTACACAGTTAGAAGATATGGCATCGACGTTTATCGTGGGTTCGCTAACGATGTTTTTGAAGTTTCCTACGATGCTGGTCTCAATGGTCTCAATATCCCCGTATTCAAGTTGATGATTCTGCGTGCCGCTACTCGTGAGATGCAGAACATGCACGACGATGTCGTTGGTATCAAAGACCTTGAATCGCGCAATGTTGCCCCATTAGAAACTGGATTTACTGAACGTGAGTTAATGACACTCAAGCGATATCGGCGAGTTAGGGTCTCCTGATGGCGAGCATAGACATCAAGGTTCGGATGATTGACAACGACATCCCTGATGAAATTGAAAAAATCAAAGACAACCTAGATGACTTTGGCCCAGTCTTCAAAGAAGCAAAAGAAGACCTTCAAACACTCTGGAGAAATAACTTCTTGCAAAATGGACTGCCCGCCGGAGGCTGGAAGCCCCTTGATGCAGAGTATGGTTCCTGGAAGTCTATCAACTTCCCCGGGAAAGGCCCAATGGTTCGTAGTGGCAAACTATTCAGGTCACTTACTGATTTGCGTGGTAACCCTAATAAAATAGATAAAAAAGAAGCAACCTTTGGTACAAACATCAAATATGCAGAGTTTCATCAGTCGGGTACTCGTAATATGCCTGCCCGCCCTGTCGTTTTTGTTACTGAACGATATGAGCGTAAGTGGGCAGATTCAGCGGCCGAGCACGCTGCTGGATAGGTGAATTATGGCTATTGAACCCATGCATGGAGCCCATTTTGCGAAGTCTTATGTTAGTGCTTATCTGACTACAAACCTTCCTGGGCGACTAGTGAGTTATAGGAATGCGTGGAGCCTTGACGACATCTCCCTTCCTAGCCCAAACAAATATTTAACACATGAGCCGATTGCCCTTGATGAGTGGCCAACAATAATTACAACAGCAACTTCAATGACTGGCTTAGAGAGAATCAGTCACGATAGAGG